AATTACTTATCTTCTTTTTTTGTTTTATATTTTTTTCAATGTCTTGTTTTGATTCAAAGTATTCTAACAAATATTTAGAGTTTTCCAGATAATATTTATTTTTTTCTTCTTTAAGAAGTCGTATTCTATTTTTTAAATTAATAATTTGATGATTAATCTCATCTTTATTTTCGGAATTCCTTTTATTTTCAAGTTCCTCTATTTTTACATTTAATTTAGGAATAATTATATCAACTGTATTATGAAAATGTTTAAGTTTTTTAGTATAAAGATTGTCTATCGTATCATCTCCTTTTATATTCATTATAGATTTATAAGAAATGATTTTATTTGTTTTTATTTTAATTAAGTAAATTCTAATTTTTTTTTCTTTTATTAATGTATAAAATGGTAGGTGGTCTGATGCAATTAGTAGCTTATGGCGCACAAGATGTATATCTTACTGGAAATCCCCAGATTACTTACTGGAAGGTTACTTACCGCCGACACACAAACTTCGCAATGGAGTCTATTGAGCAGACTTTCAATGGCCAGAGCGACTTTGGACGCAGAGTAACCTGCACGATCTCCAGAAACGGTGATCTTGCTTACCGCACTTACCTTCAGGTAACTCTTCCTGAGATTAACCAGACCATGGGATTAAACGGTGTCCTCTATGCCAGATGGTTGGATTTCCCTGGCCATCAGCTCATTGATGGTGTTGAGGTAGAGATTGGTGGTCAGAGAATTGACAAGCAGTACGGTGACTGGATGCACATCTGGTCGCAGCTCACTCTTGACAAGAATCAGGAGCGTGGCTACAACAAGATGGTTGGCCAGACCACTCAGCTCACTTTCTTGACTGACCCTCAGTTCGCAAACGTAGATGGTCCTTGTGATTCCAGCGCTCCTAGACAGGTATGCGCTCCTCGTAACGCTCTTCCTGAGACCACTCTCTACATTCCTCTTCAGTTCTGGTTCTGCAACAATCCTGGTCTTGCTCTTCCTCTTATTGCTCTCCAGTACCACGAGGTAAAGATTAACATTGAGCTTCGTGCGATTGATGAGTGTCTATGGGCTGTAAAGGACACCATAGCAACCTCCGCTGACCAGAAGGCGGCCACTGCCTACGCCCAGTCCCTCGTCTCCGCCTCCTTGTATGTAGACTACATCTACCTTGACACTGACGAGCGCAGACGTATGGCACAAAACCCGCACGAGTACCTCATTGAGCAGCTCCAGTTCACTGGCGCTGAGTCGGTCGGTTCCTCGTCCAACAAGATTCGCCTTAACTTCAATCACCCGTGCAAGGAGCTTGTCTGGGTTGTACAGCCTGATGCAAACGTTGACTACTGCGCATCCCTCGCTGCTGGCAATGTCCTCTTCAAGGCTCTTGGCGCCCAGCCTTTCAACTACACTGATGCAATTGATGCTCTTCCTAACACCATTAAGGCGTTCGGAAGTGATGCCTCAACCAAAGATGTCATCAACGCCAGCGGTCTTTTCCAGAATGCCGGTGCTGATGGCCTCAGTTTTGGTGCTGCTGGCGCAACTGGTCTTGACGGAGGTTCTAATTTCACTTGGGAGGGCACTGGAACTGGCGAGTCGGGCGTTTCCGATGCAGGAACATTCGTTCTTGCTGAGACCTCGCTCAACATGCACTGCTGGGGCGAGAACCCAGTTGTCACTGCCAAGCTCCAGCTTAACGGTCAGGACCGCTTCTCTGAGCGTGAGGGAACCTACTTTGACCAGGTCCAGCCTTGGCAGCACCACACCCGCGCCCCTGATACTGGTATCAACGTCTACTCGTTCGCTCTCCAGCCTGAGCAGCACCAGCCTTCGGGAACATGCAACTTCTCCAGAATTGATAACGCGACTCTTCAGCTTGTTCTTTCTAATGCTACGGTCTCTGGTGTTAACACTGCTAAGGTCCGTGTGTATGCGCGAAATTACAATGTCCTGAGAATAATGTCAGGAATGGGCGGCCTCGGATTTAGCTAAATTCATCTCTTATGAGATGAATATTGGATATAAAAACAGGGCAGAAAAACAGCGTGCTATAACAATTGTAACCACTGTTATAGATAAACCACTTAGACCGTTACAAAAAGGCGAGCCAGGTCAGCTGTTAGTAGTGTCAAGAACACTGCGACATATCTTGTTGTTCGGGAATCCCCTTAGAGCTTTTTCTACCAAGGATAATTGCGAAAGCGTTATCTGGCCAAGAGTAATGAACTTGGGTATGGTAATAATGAAAAAGATTGGGCAATCCGCATGCTTACTACCTAATGACGATATGATAGTCAATGGTAGGGCGTCAGAGACTGAACGGATATGGGTCGGTGATGAAGGTCTAATCAACCAGAGTCGGCTTAAGATACAGTCCTCCCCATCTGGAAACTTATGGGAATTAGAGTGCTTATTCCAATTAATGCACTAAACCGTATATTTAAAAAAATAAAAATAAGTTTTTTACTATAATAAATTTAATATAAATTCTAAAATAACATTTTAAAATAAAAATAATTATATTTTTATTTTAACCATTTAACCATTTTAAATTTTATCACGTTTTTTAACTATTTCCGAAACCCATAACTTTTTTGTTTCTTCGTTTGAATATTTTTCACGTAATGTATCTCGTTTTTCTTTCTTTCGTGTATCTTTAATTTCGTTCCTTTCCTCATAAGTTAGTTTGTTACCTTTAACAATCATTTTAAGTTCTCTGGTTCCATCTTCAATAGGATTTGACTTCTGATAGTTATATATTAGTTTTAATTTATTTATAAGTGAATCATAATCATAGTCTTTTTTCATATAATTACAACAAATACAACAACTACGAATATTTTCTTTTGTATAACCCTTTGTATTATCAAACCGGTCAATTCCATTTTTATGGGTTTCATTTTGTTCTTTTCCGCATAAATAACACAGTTCTTCACGTTTAGAATAAAATAAATCTTGCGATATTTCAAAGTGAATATTCTTTTTATTTGCTCTATCCTTATATTGAGAATAGGTACATCCTTTTGCATCTAAGAATTCAAAGGGATATAACTTCCCATCAACGAACTTTAAATAACTTAAGATATGTTCTGTACGATGAATGAAAATTATAGGACCAGAAGAACCCTTCATCATATTACACATTTCACAACAACTTTTACAATTATCTAAACCGTATCCAATCGTGGAATCAAGTCTGTCAATTCCATTAAAACCTTTGGGTTGAATTATTCCACAATAATAACACGGACTTTTAACCATATCCATAAACTCTTCTTTTGTAAGTGGAAAATCTAGTCTTCGTGATTCAGCGCTTAACCTGTAATTTTTATAATGATAATTTATATTTTCACTACTTTCCTTGTTTATTTGTTTTACCTTTTCAGGATTTAAAAGACGCCAGTTCTTGGATTTTTCAGCTCCCTTTTTAAGATAACCTTCTATGTTTGATTCAATTAACCTTGCTCTGGATTCAATCCAATAGGTTGCAACCTTATCATAATTATTTTCCTTCCATTCCTTCTTGACTGCAATACGTTCGGGCTTCGCAGCATTTGCTCGGGCCAGTTCATTAACGTATTCCTTGTCTCGCCTTTCATCTTGCCTTTTGTTTGCCTCTCTACATCCGAGACACGTTACCGTATCACCAACTTGCCCCTTAAACATATCAAATGTAAAGAATTTGGAACAGGTGTTACAAGTTCTGCCTTCATCAGTTATAACAACCACCTTTCGTTTTTCCTTGTCTTTTACACGGTCTTTCTCTAAACAAACCTCGCATCTTGCAAATTTATAACTTGGATCGTTTTGAGTACGACATCCGCGCAAATAATTAGAGCAATGTTTTAATCCAGCTTCCTGGGTCTGCTCTAGAAATAGGTCCGCTTGATGTTTCCCGCAATATTTATTGTCAGATTTCTTATACTTGCATCCTTCTTTTACACACAAGACGATGGACTCCTTAGATTTTTCACGCACCACTGCACCGCGTATACGACAGCCTTCGCACGTATCATATTCTCCCATAAACCGCCACAAGAGACATGCAGAGCATAATTTCACATTGGCTTTCATTTCATCTGTATATTCCTCCATATAACTGTGAATCTTACAATAATGTATGATTGCAAAGTTACGACAAGGTTTGCTGTTTCGGTCCTTCGTCTGACATTTCATTTTATAAAGTTGAATAAGGGTAACTTTCTATTCAATTTTATAGCGGTTAAATTACTTAAACCTTTCTTTTAACGTACATTTTTCCTTCTGGACCACACATACACTCCATCTCTCTTATTACAGAACAATAATAATATTCAACATCATAAATATCATAAATACCATCAACTAACCTGTTAATATTCTTCACTTTTTTTGGATATAAACCGCATCTATTATCCTCTTTTATATATTTACAATTAACACAAAATTTTGGAATCATTACTTTGAAAGATAATGATGGCAATAATATACTTAATAGGATAAAACATTTCATTTAATTATGAGTATTAATATATTTAAATTCATTTGAAATATTATGTATCAATATTATGTATCAATATTATGTATCAAATGAATTACGGACAGCATACATAACGTATAATATATTATTATATATATGATACTTATTATTAGAGGACACGTCCGTAATTCATTTGAAACAAAAGAGCTATATAATTTAGTAAAAGAATTAAATGAAATCTTTACAGATTTAAAAATTTTTATACATACTTGGAATATATTTGCTAATAATCTTAGTTGGAGAAAAATAAATATTAATAATGAAATTGTAAATGATAAAATTATTTATGATTATTTTGATGATTTACAACACTTAATAAAAACCATTATTATTGATGACGATACCAAAATAAAGTTAATAGGTAATTTATCTGGTACAATCAATAATAATACTATGCCACTTATCGGTTGGAAAAATTATTGGTATGGAAAACATAAAATAATAGATAATATTTATAATTTACCTGTAGATGATAATGAAATGATTGTAAATCTTAGATTTGATGTTATGAACAACAGTAATAGTTTTAATAAGGAAACCATTGTTGATTTTATAAAAAATAATAGTAATATAATATTTACAAAAAATAATTTCCTTTTCAATCAAGAACACGGAGGGATTGATAATATTTATATAGGTAATATTAACACTATGTATAAATTAATTAACACATTTTTTTATGAATTAGACGATATTTTAATTAAAATTAACAACACTAAACATCAAGAGCTTATAGTTTATAGAATGAATTCTATTTTATTTGAGAATAGTTAATTTTTATTAAAATAATTTGTCAATACACCTTGTAGCAAAGCGAATACACACATTACCAAAACTATTTTTATAAAATCTTTTTTAGTAGGCAGTTCCAACCTTGTTTCTTTATCGCTAAATTTTCCAATGTTATAATGAATCATATTCTCAAACAGATTGACGAATATATATACGAAAAAAGAGATGACAATGATTTGGAAACTCGCGCCAGAAAGAATATACATTATATACAATCTTTTATTTTCTAAACTTACGAGTACCATATTTACAATGTTGTTTTTGCGAAAATCCTTTGGGTCTCTTACAGTTAATACTTCTTTTGTATTTTGTGCTCCATTTTCTACCCTTTCTAGTCATTATTATATGTCTATATTTATATGCACACAAAAAGCAAAAAATCAGGTACACGAAAGACTCATCCTTCATCTATTGAAAAAAGGTTGTCTCCTATCAAAGAAGAGACATCGCCTCAATTGCGTTCTAATTCAGTAAATTCCAAAGGTTCCAGGAGCTTAAAACTATATAATTTTAAGAGAAAAACAGCAGGTAGAACAATAAAGAAATTTATGAAAACACATCGTAGCAAGATACAATTAAGATTTTTAAATACAATCTGTTCAGATTCAAACGTGTGTATTGCATTTGGAAAGGAATGCAAAAAGATAAGAAATTTTTTTGATGATTTTGACTTTAATTTATTATCTAAACCACCAAAGGTGGTTGGTAGTTCTTCTAATGGAACAGTTCAATTACTTACTTATGAAAAGGATAAATATTTAGCAAACGCAATATTTAAAACATCAAATAAAGAATCTGCAGACAACTTAAATTATGAAGCAATAGTGGGTATGTTTATCAATAAACAAAAATTGAGATTTCCGTGCTTTTTAGAAACTTATGGACTGTTTCGTAATGAAAATCTCAATGCAATAGGAAAGGATATTAACCATTATAAAAAAATAGATATAAATATTGAAAATTTAATAATCTCTTGTGAAAAGCCTTTATCAATATCAATTTTAATAGAAAATATAAAGGAAAGTAAAACATTAAAAGATACTCTTATGAGTTTAA